GCTGCTCAGTACTTTGGGGTAATCCAAAAGTCCATAAATACACAAGGACTTAAGGAAACCCTAAAATGAATAAAAGCCGTTAGGCTTTCGTTCACAAGGTACATAGCAGGTTGTCCCCTTGAACGCCTCGAGGGGGTTACCTTAAATAAACACGGACTCCCGGAAAAGTTTTACTTTCTCCACAAGTACGTGCTTAAGGGTAACTCCCAAGAGAAGAGATTCCTGTTGACATTACTAACTGTCAGCAGGGCTCTCACACTGGACCCTGAAGGGGATCTAGAGCCGATTACATCGCCTTGGAAAGGTACACTCCCTAATGATATAGGGAGGTTTTCCAAAAGCGGGAGAAAGTCTCTAGGTCTCCGTAAGATACAGTGGTTCTGGAAACAACCGCATCCGTCGGCAAAGAGTGGACCCAACGGGCATGCAATCCTAACCTCTTCCTTTGATGCAGACCAAATATGGTTGGAAAGGGTTCTAGGTTCAAAACTCCTAGAATCTTTAACCACCATAGGCGGCCCGCAACTCGGGATGAGAATAAGAATGTTAGCCAGTACTGTCGGGGATCAACCCTTTAGTCACCACTTTAAGAAAGCGTTCAAATTAAAGGAGACAAAACATTGCCTCCGACGCTTAACTTACATTAGTGATAAAGAGGGGAAAACCCGGACAATCGCAATCTTTGATTATTGGTCACAGTCCGTCCTTAAACCCTTGCACAACTCGCTTATGCGGTTGTTACACAGGATTCCGGAAGACTGTACCTTTGATCAAGGATCTTGACTATCCAAGATCCCAAACAATCTCGACGGTGCTTATAGTTTCGACCTAACCAACGCTACAGACAGGTTCCCTATGGAATTACAGGAACACGTCCTAAGCTGATTGGTAGGCTCAACTAAGGCGCACGCGTGACGTGATATCATGACTGGTTACGAGTTTTCCACACCCGATGGCCCTGCCAGATATAATGCTGGACAGCCCATGGGTGCGTATAGCTCGTGACCGATGATGGCACTGTGTCACCACTTCGTGGTACATTGAGCCGCTTGAAGAGCGCATAAGCGCCCTCGGGGGCTCTATGTCCTACTTGGTGACGACATAGTGCTATTCGATCATGACGTCGCAAGGGAGTACCAAAGACTAATGTCTGAGTTGGATGTGCCGATCTCCTCGATGAAAACTCATGTGTCGAAAGACACAATGGAGTTCGCAAAGAGATGATGGCACAGGGGCGAAGAAATTACCCCCTTTCCAATATCTGCTGTCAAAGAAACATACAGTAGATACTACTTGCTTCATGAAACAATGCAAGTAGCAGAGACACGAGGTTTTAGGTACCCTACCGCGGAAGCTAGATGAGATAGTTTGACCTCACTTTATGAGATGTACTTCCCGCCCAAAAGATCTAAGCGGTTAGTACGCCTCACAAAGGTCCTCGACTCCCTGAAGTGTTACCTCCAGGGCTCTCACACGTCAGAAATAGTGTTGAACACTATCGATGACGAATGAGGTACGCCTGCGGAGAAACGCAGTTGAGACCGAGGGATGAAATTTTCCCTAGGTCTTCCTGGTATCCCACAGGAGGTCGTGACGGAGGGAGCTGAAAGAATTAAGAAAGAGCTCAAGGCTATGCTAGAGTCTCTAGAAAAGAAGACAGTTGACGACCCCGGTGTGAGCGTTATATTCAAAACCGCTCACCCTCTCTGGTGACTTACAGAGCATATAGATAAACTCCGTAGGGAACTAGAGAGCAAGGTCGCCGACCGCATCTTTTCAGGAGATTTAATGAAAATATATGATTGGGTCAAAGAGTGACCCATGATATCTTTTCACCTAGCTCAGCCGAGGGCTCAAACTAAAATCCTTTCAACTCAATCTCGGATGGTCAAGGCTGTACTGGCCCTTAGCAAGAAACC